CTTGCTTTTTTTGATGTTTTAAATTCTCTAATTGTTGTGCGATATAATTATCTTTTTCTTCTTGAATCTCTCCTCTGATTGTATTTACTTCTTCATCAAATTTTTCAAGTAATTTAGTTTTTTCAGCAAGTCTGTTTATTTCTTCGTCTTTAAACTTTGAATTGTTTTTATAGTATAGTTTAAATAAATCTTCATCGCTTAACGTCAAGATTTTATCGTAATCCAAATAGTCTTGAATTAAAGAATCGGCATTACCTCCGTGTTCCAAATAATCAATGAATCTTTTTGTTTTTTCATTGTTTAAATTCAATGAAGATTTTGCTTTATCAATTGCTTGCTTTTCTAAATTTAAAAAGAACTTGTCCTCATCGCCATCAAAGTCTTCTTCATATTTGAACCCTCTTTGTGTTAAATCTTTTGCTAACGCAATAAATATTTCATTATTGCTTTGTGATATGTCGTCAGTTTGCAACTGATTAATATGCTCACTTTGTTCATTTTGTTGACTTTGTTCATTTTGATATTCTTCAACATTAGTATCGTCTTGTCCTAATATTGCTTCTTCTGATATTTGTTTTAAGTCGTCTATAAACATTAGTTGGTTTGTGTGTTTTTGTTTAACGATTTATTTTTAATTTCTAATTCTTTTTCTTTTATTTCAAGTTGTTTTTGCTTATATTCTGAATCTGCCAAAAACTTTTCTATTTCTAAAACATCTGGAATATTATTATTATCTATGTCGTTATCTTTTTGCCAAGACATTGTTTTTAACATTTCTTTTTTAATTTCTAACTGTCTATCTTTTTCTCTTTCTAACATAGTCATTTCCAATTCTCTTTGTCTCTGTTCCATTTCTTTGTTTATTTTTTCAAGTTCATGTTGGCGTGCTATTTCTTCTTGTTTCAATCTTTCGAAGTACTGTTTCATAATTTCTTCTTTTAATTGACTTGTGTTTTTAGCGGTCATTATGTTTATTACAGCTTCATAGTTACCATTACTGTTTTGAATTAGTGGTTGTAACATTTGTTTAAAATTAGAAATTAACTCTCTCGATTCGCTATCATTTTTTATATAAACACCAAATTTACAAATTGATATTGCATCTGGAAGTATTTTAAATGTTTCAATACTTAGATCATCAAGTATATTATAAATGTAGTATGGCGGTTTATTTTTTATTCTTTCTATATAATATTCAATAAGCGTTGTAAGCGCCTCTTCTATAACTAATGAATGATTAAATGAATCAAATTCAATTATATTACTTGATTGAATCAATTTAGATTGATTATTACTTACTGTTTCATAAGGTGTTTGAAGTCCCAATCTATTTTTATTTGATCCTAATGCTTCAACACATTTTGTTTCAAACAATGAAAGCATTTCTACTAATTCACGTAATTGAGTAGTTTGAGACATATCAATAGATTTCCAATATTGCGGATCTGTACCTAATCCAGCTTCGCCATTGGCTAATGGATCAATTATTGCCGTTTTAGTTGTTTTTAAAAAATGAAACCATTTTTCTATTGTCCATCCATCTGTAGTCGGTATTTGATTTTTTAATACGGTCATTATTTTACCGTTATCAGTAGCAAGCACTTCTTCAAGTTTAAACAAATAAATATTGTATTGTATTTGCCATTCATACGCCTTCTTTAATCTTGAAAAAACTTCGTAATCGTTTGTTGAATTTACTATACCAATATAAGGACTTCTTATTTTGTAAGGATTTTCTGGGTCTATATATTGGTTTTTTACAGGCTGTATATTTTTATACACACTACCATTTATTTCGTATCCTTCCCAATATTCTGGAACAATTATCTCTTCAATTGATATATCAAACTGATTGTTTTTTTTGTATGTCTCATCAGCAAAAACTATTTCTAATCCAAACGGTGTTTGCGTTAGTACTTTTTTTATTTTTTTTAATTCCTTCCAAACATAGTGAACTACTGTATATGTTCTTAAAGCATTAGTTGAATTAGCTTCTATTGGCGGAATGTAACCTAATCCATAGGACTGATCTATTAATGAGTTAGTAAATCCTGTAAATGAATCTGCAAGTTCAAAATCTTTCTCTGAAATATCGAATTGCTTATGTAACTCATTTATTGTCATTACTGTTTTATAAGAGCATATTTCTGCATCAGATATTTTATTTGTCTGCTTTGGTAAATAATATTTAAAATATTCTGGATCTACTATTTCTAAACGTGTTTCAAAATCTGATTGATTTATTTTGTATATTTCTTTTCCGCAAATAACGTAATATTTCTTACCTGTTGCAAACAAATCTATTATTTTTTGTTCTTTTACAATAGCTTTAAGAAGGCTTTGTACCATCTGTTCTTCTGGAACAATGTATTTTTTCTTTAGCTTTTCCTTTTCTTTTTCTAATTGATCGTTTATTTGTTTTTGTTGCTCTTCATTAAGTTCTTGACCTTCTATTTGCTGCATTATTTCTTGTTCAAGCTGTTGAAAAAGCATAGTATAAATACTTTCAACTCTTTGTCTTTCTTTTTTAGAAATCATTTCTTGATTTATCGCAATTACAGTTGGATCAAATAGTTTTTTTATTTCTTCGCCAACTATTTCATCTATTGCATTTTGTACTATGTCAAAGTGCTTTATATTAACAGCATTCGGTGTTGAATCTATATTGAAAGGATTTATATACCTTTTATATACTTCCATATCAACAATACCATTATAAAGTCTAAACATTTCAGCAGTTTTAGAATTTGCTGTGTGCGAACTTAAAAAACTTCTAAATGTTTGCATTTTTTGTTTCATTAATTCAAACTCATTTCGCTTCTTTTCTGCTTCTGTCGTAATTTTATCAAGTGCTATGTTGTTCTTGGCATATATTTTTTTTATTTCTTGATCTAAATTCATAGTATAAACCACTCTTTTATTTGTATAGTTTTGTTTCAAAAAATGAGATGAATGGATCATCTTTTTTTGTTTTATTTGGTTCTTTTATAACTTTATTTACATCTTCTTCTAACCATAAAGCAAGTAATAATAACGCACTGACTCTATCAAAATTTCCTATCCTATCATAATTTATAAGCTCTTCTAATAGCCCCTCTTCGTAAATATAATTTAAATTAGTTTTTGTATTTATTAAATTACCTTCTGAATCAAATTGTTTTTCTCTTTCAGTTATTAACCATTTTAGTAGGTATTGTTCTGCTTGTGTCTTTAATGCTGGGTTACTTCTAACTAATATACCTATTGAGTATCTTAGTTTATTTTTACCTATTTTTCCAAGTGTTACGACAGGACTTTGTGCAAGTAGATGTAATCTTTTTGTGTACACACAATATTTATAAAAGCCAGTTAAGTCCATCTCTGGCATAATCTTACAATTGTAGTATAACGCAAGTTTTATTGCGATTTCATAAAATTCATCTACATTTTGTAATCTTCCTACATATTGAGCAACTATCTGACTGTGTGAGCCATCAAATGTTTGAAACCCCTTATAAACATATATTGCACCTAATGAAACACCGTTTGCCATTTTAGTTATATTATCGTCTCTATAAGGGTCAACTACTATTTTATACAGACCGTTGCTAATATGTTCAGCTGGATGTTCATATATCACTACTGCACCTTGTGTAGGTTCGTTTTTTCTTAGTGGATAATTTATAATTGGTTTTTTTAATCCGTTAATATCTGGAACAAATTTAACGCCAGATTCTGAATAAACTATGTCACCAATTGATGTAATTGCTGCTATTTTTTTTCTATTTTGCTTTACCCAATTCAATTGTTCCAGAAGTTCAGCTTTTGGAAATATGCCTCCACTTTCTTTCAAAAACATTTCAGATGGATAAATAGGGTAACGTAGTTTTTCAGCTACTAATGAATCGCCTTTTAAATGCATTCTTCTTTTTTCTACTGCTTCGTTACATCTTTTCCAATCAGTGTTCCCATCTTTATCTTTGTATTCTCTAAAAGAATATTGAACAGGTAAGAAAAGTCCTATTTTTTGGTTTGTATTTTCAAAGTCATTATTAAATTCAAGTAGTGAGTATTCATCAGGTCGTGTAAATAGATATTCTGTTTTTATTATTTTATCTATATCGCCACCTGTTCCAATATAAATACACGAACCAAATTTAATGTTGTCAGTCGATAATACTGGCACATTACTATTTCTAAATTCATCTATATTTTCTACAAGTCCTACCTCTTCACATATTTGTAATGTTTGTCTGTAACCTACAAGACATTGAGGATTTTGTTTTGTTATGGTTTCGTGTATTATAGATGATCCAGAACCCTTTATGTTCCAAGTGTTATTCTCTTTTACTTGGTATCTGTGTTCTATCCTTGAGCCAGCTTTATAAGTTCCAGTAAGCTCTTTATAAAATGGTGAAGGTGTGTAATTTGATCCTTTGCCATAACTTCCAGCGTATTCTTTTATTCCTTCTAATACTTTTTTTATAAGCTCTTCCGACTTATCTGCTTTATATGAAGCTACACCTATATTTACTTTATTCTTTGTATTATCTTCTGATACATATTTAGCACCATCAAAAGTAATTTCGTGAGCTATTGTTGCTGAGGTTAAGAAAGATTTACCAAGACCTCTTGTTCCAAGAATCATTAAATCTTTTGCTTCGTTTTCGTAAACTGGTTTTCCAAGCGGTTCAGGAAAATATAGTTGAGCAAATTTATAAGCATCTTCTGATGAATATTTGTCACTGTTTTCAAATCCTGAAAATCCTCTACAAGCTAAATAAGCTGTAAAGTATATCCATTCTACATCTTGTATTTTAGGACGTGATAACTTGGTTGATTTTGTTTTATAATCTGTTACAGTTATTGTGTATAGGTTTGCATAAAAGTAAAGTAATGGGGGCACATATCGCCATTTATTAGCCAATGCTTCGTAC